ATTACTCAAGCCCTCATCGGTGCTTAACTCCGTCAGCACTCGGTCATATTTCGGCAGGGGGTAGCGGTCACGCCCTGCGGTGCTCACCCACAGCACCTGCCCCTTGTAGTGGTCAATGCCACCACTGGCGGCAATCTGCGCCCTCACGATGGCTGGGTCTGGGTTGAAGCGGTCAAAGGCGGTGATAGTGTCCTTGTTCACACGCAAAATCTTGCCGCCTCTTGAGGTTGTGCCAGTCCAGTCGGGATGGGTCACGATGTGGGCGATGTAGCCTGCATCGTCATCCTCCTGCAATCGGCATGACTCGAAGGGGACGTGCTGCACCTCGCACACCTTGCAATTGAGGTCGTAGTTAACGTGCAGAGCAAAGCCCCCATAGTTGGCGAGGTCTTGGGCGATGGCGGTCAAGATGTCGTCAGTTGTCTCGCCATAGTGGTTCAGCACAAGGTCGTAGAGTGCCTTGTCGACCAGCCCCTCGCCCTCGATGAAGCGAGCGTAGCGGTCGGCACACTGCGAGCCAGTGCTGGAAGCATCCAGTATCGCCTTCGCCTGCTGCGGATAGAGGTTGTTGTGGCCATAGGCTTTAATGCCTAAGGTCGTGAGATAGCTCACATCTATCCGCTTGGGTGCTTTCTTTATTTTTTGGATGTTCATCGTTGACCTCGTTATTTGCGTTTTTTCGCACTCTTTTTCTTCTTTGGTGTAGTTGGTTCAGTTTCGGCAGAAACCTCGGCAGACGGCTCGTTTGCCACCTCTGCGACCACTTGTTTGCCGGTGGTTGCACTGGGTAGCTCGGCAAACCAGTCTTTGCGTTGTGGGAACGTTGCCAAGAACTCCCTCGCCACATCATCGGTGAGGTTGTTGTTGGTGTAGTGGTTGCCTTTCCACTGCAGAACCACACCATTAACCAATTTAGCTTGTGTCATTGTTGTATTTGTTTTTTTGTGATACATCAATTTTGCGTAAATCTCAAGGAGGGCATCTTTTTCCACATTCTTGCACTTGCATGAGCGCAGATGCTTGCGGCACACCGCCCAATAAAGGCGGTCAATCCTCTCCCTTACAAGTGCGAGGTCTCCACCACCCTCGGCAAGACCTCGCAGTATCATCAACTCGGCTTGCGCCTCTTGCTCTGTCATGGTCGTCACAGGTTCACACCGTCAGCAAGTTCTCGGTAGTCATGCGCTGTGATGAAGAGGTTACCACGGGTAGCACCTTCCTCGGTCATCGTCACGAGCCAGCCGCTCAATGTGTCATCGTTGTACAACTCACGCACTGCGCCAGTGCAGTGAAGACCTGCCTCGGCACCATATACCTGATAGGTTCCATTCTTGTTTTGAAGAACTGCCACAAATTCGCCATTTACCAGCGCATAGAGCTGGTTTGCCCAATCTTTGTCCTGCTTGAGTACCACGAATTGGACGGTGTTGGTGATGGTGTTCTGGTAAGTGCCTTCGGTCATCTCCTGTTGTGTGCCATTCCATGGTTGATTCCCATACTGAAAGACACGATGCCCACGCTTCCTCGACTGCATGGTGATGCCAACGGCAAACGGGTACTCACCATCGAGCTCTACATCTGCGATGTCGCTGCGGTTGATGAGCAACCCCTCGCTTTCCGCGCCCTTGACCATCGGGGTTGAGCAATCATAGCCTTGGATGGCTCTCTCAATTACAAAGTCGCATAGTCCCATGATTACTCGCCCTTAAGAGTGTTGTACAATGTCTCGGTCACGAAGATGTTGCCCTTGGGGGCATTTTCTTCGGTCATGGTAACCAACCACCCCGAAAGGGTGTCATCGTTGTAGAGCTCTCGAACCATTGCAGATGCTCGCAGACCTGCCTCAAGCCCATACACTTGATATGTGCCGTTGTTGTTCTGCATCACAACCACAAATTCGCCATTCATGAGGGCGAAGATTTGCTCGGCCGTGGTATCGCCTTGGTTGAGGATAACGAACTGCACAGTGTTGGTGAAGGTGTTTTGATAGGTTCCCTCCTGCATCTCCTGCTGCGACCCAGTAAAGGGAGTCTTGCCGCTCTGCACGATGTCGTAGGCTGTCTTGCCGCTTGCCAGTGGCAGGGCAGTTACCAAGAAGGGGCTGCTCGCATCGTATGTCACACCACCGAGGTTGATGTCCTTGCGGTTGATGATGAGGCCATTGGCTTTTGCGCCCTTAACCATGGGGTTGGAGCAGTCATAGCCTTGGATGTCGGCTGAAATGAGAAAATCACATAATGCCATATCTATGTCCTTTCTTTTTTGTTGTTAATTAAAAATTCGGTGCATAGGTGTGTAACCACCCACACACCGAAGGGATTGTTGCTTATGAGAGATTAGCGATTAATAAGCAATAACTGCCATGCTCTCGTCAATGACCATCGCACCCATCTTGTCGGTTGCGTAGATGTGGTTGAGGCGAGTGGTGCGGTCGAAGAAGATGTCCAGCTCTGCGAACTCGTCAGTGCCGTTAACACCAAGGGCGAGGTTGCGCTCGGTGGTGTAGATGGCACGGAAGGGCTGGTTGTAGGCGGTGCCATTGCCCTCGTAGCTTTGGATAATCTCATCAAACATTGGCACTACACGGATGCGGATGCCACGGTAGGTGGTCTCACGGATGCCGTTGAACAGTGCAGTCCATGCGAGGTCGCTGCCGCAGCAGTTGGCAAGCAGTTGCGCCTCAAAACCAGTGGCAAACGCTTGAGTAACGTAGATAACTTGGTCGCTGGCTTGGCGAAGTCGGGGACTTGCGGCTGCAATCATGTTGTCGAGAGTTGTCTTTGCCTCGCTGTTGATAGCGGCAAGCTGCGCAGCGATAGTTGTCTCGCTATTGGCAGCGATAGTGACACGCTTGGTGGTGCCTGCGGTCACACCTGCATAGAGCTGCTTGTAGATGCCGTTAATGAGGTTGAAGTAGCCCACATTCACGCCATTCTTGATGATGCCGCCATCGCTCACGTTTGCGGCATTCTTGTCGGAAAAAAATGCGAGACGGATGTACATCTTCATCATCGCCAACTCCAAGCGAGGCACAATAACCTCGTCCAGATAGTCGTTGGCGGTGAGGTCGCCAATGTCGGTGCCGCTCTCAAGGGTGTACTTAACAAGGGTGTCCTCAACATCCTTGTAGCACAACTGCTCGGCAATCTCCCAGTCCTTGATGTCCCACACCTTCTCGGCTGTGTTGATTGCGTCATTGCCATACTCGGGCGAGCAGCCTGCGCCAGCCTTGCCAAGCAGACCAAACTCGCCAACCAAGCCGAGCTTGTCGCCATTGTACACGTTACGATGGATGTCCAGCAGCGTGCCGATGCGGTCGGCTTGCAGAACCTCCAAAAATACTAATCTGCTCAACTCACGCACCGCACCGTTGTCGGGGGTGATGTTAGCAAAATTTAAACCTACTGATGCCATGTTTTAAATCCTTATTTTTTTGGTTGTTAATTACTTTTTGCTTTGCGCCTTGCGCTCTGCCTTGCGCTTGCGGTACTCAACGAGCGAGATGCGCTCCTCGCTGCTCTTCGCCTGCATCTTGTCCATCGCAGTGCTCTTGGTGTCACGCTTGTCAACCTTGCCCTGCGACTTGACGCTCTTTAGCCACTTGATGCCGCCAGCATTCTCCACCATGCCGAGAATCTCGTTGTCGGTGTCGCTCTTGGCGTTGCTCTTTGCATCGTCAAGCTCCTTGCGCAGGCGGTCAATCTCTGCGTCCTTGTCAGCGATTTCAGCCTTGAGGCGGTCAATCTCGGCATCCTTCTCGCTGAGCAGCTCATCGGTCTCGGGGTCGTTCGACTCGCCCTCCTCTCCTCGCTCGGCAGGGTCATCGACCACCTCCTCTGCTGGGCGAATCTCTGCGATGACTCCATCTTCCACCACAATGGTCGAACCATCCGGCATCAAATATTCGCCATCTTCCGATAGCACCACATCCCCAACAACTGGCTCACCGCTTTCCTTTTCAAGCTCCAGCGTTTTGCCATCTGCTGTCTCAAGTACCATCGCCTTGATATCAAGTGCATTTCTAAATGCCTTGAATGCGTTGTTTAGTTTTTCTTTGAAACTCATTTTTTTGTCGATTACTTTGGTTTGTTTATTTTGTGCCGAAATCGGCAGGATTTTTTCGGAAATAAAACCTAACTCGATAGCCTTATCTACATCCATCGGCTTGTCCTCATCCATCATGGCACTAAGCACCGCACGATCTGCTCCAGTCCGGTCGGTGTAAATGTCGAGGAACTGGTTGCGAACATCCTCCAAGCTGTCGGCAATCTTACCGACTTGCTTTGCATCACCTTCCACGAATCCACTGATGTAGGGATTGTGGATCAAAATGGTAGCATTTGGGTGAGCTTTTCGGAGGTCTGCCCGAGCCGAAAGCAGTAAAAGGGTGGCACTACTTGAGCATTCGCCTATAACCTCTGCGCTTATGGTCTTGCCGGTTGCACGCAAAGCGTCATACATCGCCAGTGCCTCATCGGTCATGCCGCCTCGGCAGTTGATAGTCAGGTTAATCTCGCCATCGTCCTCGGGGATGCTTGCGATGAAGCGGTCGATGTCCAAGAAGGAGATGCCGTCAAGCCCACCCCATGCCATGAATGCCTTGCACTCCTCGTCCACGATGTCGCTGTATATCTTTAATTTTGCCATTTTTTCTTGCTATTTCTTGCTATTTTTCGCAAAATTATTAAGGTTACACGACTTTTTGCGGTTATTTTACCTTTTTTCGTGGTAATGCGTTTTACCACACACGCAAAAAACACCCTCGCAATCACTGCGAGAGTGCCAAAAATTCAATAATAAACAATAAAAACTCAAATATAATGAAAACAAGTCACTGAACCTCTTCCTCCATCATCTTGACGATGAGGCGCACCATGCGCTCCTTGTAGCCGTATTTCTCACCGACCACCTGCGCCACCCACCGCACCTTGTTGCCCTCTGCAACCAGCCTCTTGTAGTCCTGATAGATGGGAAGGTAGTGGATATAATTATCGCTTATGCCATTGCGGTGCAGCCTCCGCAGGATGGGCAGATTATCGCTTATTAACTCGTGTATCTTCATAATGTCGCCCTATCAGTCATTACACGCACTTGCCGCTGCCCTCGGTTGATGTCCTCAACCGACACCACTGGT